GACAAGCCAATCATTCAAATTGAATTTCTCACCTTCAAACCATCCTTCAGGATTAGGTTCAAAAGCCTTTGGGCCAGCTTTGAGAAGGAGGCCAACCTTCGACTGATACCGATCTTCATCCCGATGTTTGTCCGTTAAGTAAAAGCCGCTGGCCGTCTTCTCAGGGCGAAGATAAATCCCCACCAAGATTTCATTATTGAAAAGTTGAATGGAAGAAAGATCACCAATTTCCTTTGTAATTTTTTCCGCCGGATTTTCCTCATGGTGCATTTGCATGTATGGCATTGTAGTCCCCCTTAACGATTACGCTCGCCACCATTGGCGATACGCTCCGCTTCGTCGCAAAGCTCTAAAGCTGTGCGAAGTCCTTCAATTATTCCGACATGGTGACGATAGGCAGGAAAGTCAAACGTGGAGCTTGCTGTAATTAGTTGCTCTTTACGTCGTTCGACTTCTTCAATGATGAGTTTGCTCAACTCATGCTGATAGTACGATGAGTACGTCTGCACATCCGCCCCCTTGCGGCCCCCTCATGTAGTAATGGTGACAGCCCCGAGGGGGGCCGAGGCTGTCACCTGCATCCGCAGCGGCTTAGAGCCCCCGCCGCGAATTACTTAAGCTTTCTGGATGCCGCTCTTATGAGCCGCGATCTCAGTCTTCTCTAAACGACCGAGACCGCTACCAGCGCCAGCGTCCATGTCCTTATAGGAACGATAGGTGCGGCCACCGGCCTTGCGCTCACCGCGCTTGTGTTCAGCAATTTCCGTCTTCTCAAGACGGCCCTTGCCGCTGCCTGCACCTGCGTCCATGTCCTTATAAGACTGGTAAGTACGACCACCGCGCTTGCGAGGCATAGGAGGCATGCCGCCGGGAGGCATGGGAGGGCCACCAGCAGGAGCCCCAGCGCCCGCAAGGCCCGGAGGGGGCATCGGCATAGGCGGAGCGGCTCCGGGGGGCATCCCAGCGCCCGCAGGAGGCAGTGGGATAGGCATTCCCTTCGGGCCGCCCATAGGGCCGGGAGGAGGCATTAAACTGCCATCGTCAGCCTTGCCAGCATTGATTACGATGTTGATTGCAGTTTTGCCCTTACGCTTGGCAGAGCCGCCAGTTGCGCGAGCAGTGCGCCCACCAGAAACGACGCCGGGAACCTTGCCGGGATAGCCGGGACCAGAAAAAACCTGACCGCCGGTAGCGCGACCGGTGCGGCCACCCTTGTTCATGAAAGAGTCATCGCCCTTTGTCAAAACAGGAATTTGCTGGCCGCCCCGCTTGCGATATCCAAGGACAGTAGAAGCATCATTAGCCTGATCAAGGTATTTACCTTCTGCTCGGCTATCCATGCCCTTCATGTTCCGCGCAGCTTCACTTGCATCCTTCAAGATGTAGCGAAGTTCAGCATCGGTTTTGGCATGGTAGCCGTGACCTTTTAAAGGCATACCGCCACCTTTAGCTTTACCGGTGCGGCCACCCTTTTTGTAGTTGTCACCACTTAGGCCACCAAGGACTTTGTCCTTCAACTTCATGGCTTCATCTGAAGCGAGATCGCCAGCTACACGATCACCAAGGGTGCGGAGGAACCCGCCTTCCTTTTTGCCGGTGCGGGCAGACGGCTTCACCATTTTCTTGATGAGCGCCTTGTCAGCAGCAATATCTTCATGGCCTTCCGCCTTGCCACCCTTCTTGAGGCCAGCAGAACGCGACAGGCGCGAACTTGTGGGCTGGGATGCCAGAACGCCGCCGGGGACATTGCCGACAGCCTGACCTCGAGCCATCGCCCTAGCAGCGCCAGCCATCGCAGGAGACATAACGCCGCCGTCCATCTTCTTGGCGCGGCCACCCTTCTTCATACCACCGATGTGCTTGATGCCAGCGCGCTCTTCGTTGGCTTCTTTCTGGTTTCGGTTGATGAGGCTATCAGCAGTGATTGCTTTGCCGCCGGACTTGCGAGGGGCGCGATCGGCGCGGGTGGGGCCGCAATCGCCCATAACCTTGCCGCCCTTTTTGAACGCACGGCGCGAGATCGGGCGCATGCCGGTCTTCACATCAGCGTTAAGCAATTCAGGGGGCGTCCAAGTAGAAGAATCTACTTTCTCAAGAGGACGGGAAGAACCAAGGCGCTGCGCCTTAGACTTCATGGCCGCGCGGGCCTTTTTGGCAACGTCTGACATGTCAACTCCAAGGTTTACCGGGCGTCCCCGGCGGCTTAAGCCTTCTTGGATGTTAGCATAAGTGCGCGATCTACGATAGAACCGCCATCACGCTTCTTGGGCCATTGCACTACAGGGATTTTATCTATCCCAAGATGCTTCGCAGCAGTGGCGCGATGTCTGCCATCCTGCCCGCCTTTCGGATACAGCGCGAGCGGGTTGAGCTTGTCGCCTTCCTTGATGCGCTTCTCAAAGTGCTTAATGGCATGCTTGTCGTCGCTGTCGCCGCGCATCTCTTGGGCTTTGTCCAAGAAGCTGTCGGGAGACATCCAACTCATGTGGCCGCCTGAGTGGCGATGCTCGCCAGCCTCATCATCAAGAGGATAGACAGTTCCGCCGTGTGCTTTGGGCAAGCGGGGGAGATCCGCAGTACCAGCGGCGTCATTGATCGACTGGACTTCGTCATCACCAAGGATGCGGTTCACCTTCATGCCGCCGCTGATGATCCAGTTGCCGGTCATGTTGGGGTTTGTTTTGTAGCGGTAGAACCCACCGAGGGGAACCTGATCCGTGATATGCGCAGTAGCGGGCTTAGGCCTGCCATCCTTAGTGAATTGCATGCGGCTACTCGCTACGGACTGCCAATCAACATCCGCAGGGTGTTCCACCTCGGCCCAAACTTGATTGTCAGGGCGATAGTCGGGGGCCTTTAGGCTTGGGTCAGACTTGCCGCCAATGTGCGTTGCAATAGGCAGATCGCCAGCATGCCAGCCGGGCCGGTAAGCAAGATCGCCAAGGGTCGACTTTACACGGCCCTCAGCCTTCCCCGGGTCTCCAGCTTTAGCGGCGACCCATTTGCCAATTGGAACAGGGGTCTTTGCGTCCACGAATAGCGGGAAAAGCTGGCCCGGTTTTTTAGGATCAGTGCGAAAAAGCTTGTAAGCTTTGATCGTCTTTTTAGGCGGCGGCATTGCAGATCCGCCCGACGCAAAATGTCGAGCCTCTTTAGCATGCGCGGTAATCCACCCATCGACTACGCCGCCATGAGATTTCATCTTGTGTTTTTTATGCAGCGACTGCATCGCCCGGATGTCTTCGGGCAACGTAAAATCCTCGCCGCCTTCATGGTGAACCCATGAGGGCATCAAACCAATCTTTGGAGGAGCAAAGACAGTATCTTCGGTGCTGGCCGTGCGGTTCCTTTCACCATGCGGGCCGTAGTTCAGCCAACTATTTTGACCGCGCGTTTCGGTGCCGAGAGCTAATCGAGCAAGAGGCGAGTACATTGAGGCATGCGACCGCCAAGCGTTCTCTTCACCATCCCCACGGAATCCAACGCCCTCTTTCGCGTGACCAAAATAGTCATGGATGGCGCGGAACATGTCATTGACCAGCACAGGCTTGCCGTTCCACGTTTCGCCAGTATGCCGCAGCATTGGGTTTTCTTCACGATCACGATCAGTAATGGGCTCATTCCCATAACCGTAATCAGTTGGGAAAACATACATGCGATGGTTTTTGCGGACATCTTCTGTCATCAGTCGAGGAGAAGCCGCATAGGGATCTTCCATCTCCTCTGGGTTCCAAAACTCCATCTTTAAGCCAAAGGCTTTTGCATGGTTGTATTGGGCAATCGTCTCTTTCGCCATTGCGTCGTAAGCAGCCTTCACCAATGGATGGTGCGGATCATGCTCCATGCGCTCGTATTCGTCTGCAATACGTTTGCCGCGCGCAGGATCAACCTTAACGTACTTCCGAGGGGGGTTATACTGCTGCCCCCGCGACTGCATGTAGCTGGCCGCTATAGCGCGAATGCGGGGGTCATGGGACGCCGTTAGCGTTTCCCCAGTGCGGGGAATGTTTACTTTTGTGGGGAGGTTTTCAAGGGGGCTCTGATCGTCCGGCGTACCCTGTGAATGAAGAACGCCTTGGCTTCCTCGTAGGCTTCCTTGTTGGGATAATCCTCCGGCTTGGGAGCCAGAACTGCGAGGTGTGGCGGCAATTGTACTGTTTGTGTCATGTGTATCTCCTACTTGAGGATATGACATGTTACCGCCAAGGTCAAAAGGGCGCGAACTTTCTACCTCCCCACCTGTGGCAAACTCGCCCTGCGGCTTGGACTTGGCTGCAAGTTTCGCAGCTTTCTCAGCAGCTTTCTGAGCATCCTTTTCGGCCTTCAGCTTTGCGCGCGCTTCATCGCGTTCGGCTTTTTTGGCCGCTTTCAACTCATTTTGGATGTCAGACCAGTTGTCATACAGCCTGCCGTTTTGATGAAGCTGCACGGTTTTGTCAGCCGCATCGCTATAGCTTGCAGGGGCCTGCCGAGACCCGGCAACGCCATATTTCCCGAAAAGATCCTTTTCATGATACCAAAGCGCCGCTTGGATATCGGCTATGCTGATGTCGATACCGCGCCTCTTCAGCATCTTCTGCGCTTCTTCGGCGGTATCCTGTTGGAATCCGCGTTCCTGATCGCTGCGAGGCGCTGCAACGGGATTATAGCGGCTTTCGATCCAGTTTTTCGCCCTGCGACGAAGATCAGACTTTTCGGCGTACGCGCCCTTACCCGTTTCCTTATTGGGAGAGCTATATTTGTCGTAAATTTCCTTGGCTTTCTCCAACATCAACTCTGGGTCGTTCATGTGGGCATCGAACTCCTCAGGGCTCATGTCCTTCACATCAGAACCATGCAGCCAAGCGGCGGGTTTGTCGTCCTTTTCGGTAACAACCTCACCTTGCCTCGTTTTATGAGGTTGAATCGGTGAAACTTCATCAGGATGATGATGCGCATACTCCGCATGCATTGCATCACGGAAGTCGCGGTACTGCGCAGCCTCTTGAAGAGGCGTATGAAGGAAGTTATGGCCCAGCAAACGGTTCCAGCTTCTGGAGAACCAGAGATCTGCCGTCAATGTTGAGTAATCACCGCGCAGATTGTTGATGAAAGACCCAATTTTAGGACCAAACACAGACCAGCCGGTGACTTTTTGATCGGCGCGGCCTTTCACATCAAGCGGCTCGCCATCAAAATTGTGCAAATTCTTGTCTGCCTTAAGTTGTTTCTTCCATTCGCTAACAGTTTGCTTCTTGTCTAAGATTTTGGACAGTTCTTCAGGCGAATTGTTCTCCAAAAGATGGTGGAATTTGTAAAGATTGTACTCAATCGCCTTGGTTTGTTCGCCCATCGTGCCTGCTTGCTCTTGTGTCGCGTCTTTTAACGACATTTTACCATCGCGAACAAGGTTGTAGAGGCGCGCAGCAAAAACAGAATTGGAATGGACATCGTTCCCTTGTGACGTAATGCCAAGAATGGTGTCAAAAAGCAGCGATTTTTTAAGATCTGTTTTAATTTCTGGGAAGACAGCAGCGTATTTGTCTTTTGCCTTCTTCAGTTCAGCATCATACCAGCCGATAGCGGACTTGTCTGAGCTTCCAACGTGATGCTCGACCTCATCCGCCATGTTTTTGGCGATCATTTTTTTCGCGGAATCGCTGTGATCGGTAGGATCAATCTGACCTTGCGCCGCAGCACGGTTCTGCAAAGCATAGAGAACGTCATCGACAACAGGTTTGCCATCCTTGCCAGTCGGGCGAACATCCAATTGCTCGGCGTCAGGCCCTTCTTTCATAAGGGCAACCGTCGAGCGATCAGATCCCTTTACAGGATACAGGGCTTTGCGGACGTAATTTACTTCTTCCGGTGTGAGCCCGTATGCTTCGCCGAGGCGCTCTGGTGAGAGCCTGTAGCCTTCCGAGGCTGCCGCTCTGGCATATGGTGCAAGAACGTGATCGACGACCCTTCCGAATAGATCGGGTGATCGTGTGGTGCCGGGAGGAAGCCCCTCTTGGCCGCCTGTTCCTCCGAATATTTCATTGAGATAGTTCTTGGCATATTTCAGATCTCCTTCGGTTCGAACATGAAGGCGGTCAGGCATACCCGCTTGGTCAGCAACAACCTTAACCTTGTCCATAAACTCGTTGTGCTTTTGCTCGGCTTGCTCAGGGGTATCCTTTTCATCCCCATAATGGCTGAATTTCACACCCATTCCGTCTTTGGTACGGGTGAAATCCAGTCCATGAGTTTGCGCCGCAGCATGGATGGCGTCAAGGTCTGAGTTGACAAGCTTGCGGCCTTTCCCCACATACATTGTAGGAACGCCCTTATCCAACTCAGGGTTGTGGTGATGCTCGACAACCGCGTCTTGCTGGTAACCAAAGCCGAGCAGATGGCTCAATTTGCGAATCTGGGCCGGGGTAGCTTCTTCGCCATTGGGGCCATAGCCGTTGATGATGAAGGACGGCTCGACCTGACCCATCCAAGATCCGGTTGTCGGCGTCACATCCATCTTGTGGATGCCAGCAACGTCGCGGACGAGGTCGCGGAATCCCCTCGTCTTCATCTGCTTCTGCACATGATCGGCGATGTTGGACAGCCGAGGCTTGTCGCGGACGGGGGCCTGCATGGGCGGCGGGCGATCTTCACCCGGGCGATCAGGGGTCGCGAAACTCCAACCGGGTGTGTTCTCAGTGCTTCCTGTGCCGGGCTTGGGCGATACCACAGCCGCAGGGCGGTTCTCCTGTTGGAAGCTGCCCATGAGGCGCTGCTGGCCCTTGGAGAGGGCTGCACGGGGCGCGGAGAGCGTCTGTTGGGCCATAGAAACCGGATCAGGTTGTTGCTGACCCACCACCTTAAGAGCTTTGTCTACGTCACCGCCGGAAGCGTAATGCAGAGGTCGTTTCGCACCATGGAACATCCGATTAACCACTTGAACTGCATGGTCATGCGGAAGTTCAGAATGGCGCACCAAAAACGCATGCAGTTTTTGTGCAAGAACTTTCGGATCATTCTCCTGATGAAGCTCATGGTAGTCGCGAGCAACGTCCCGGAAATAATCATCATCGGTGCGTGTAACTGGCTCGTCCATGATCTTTATCCTTAGCGACCGCGCTGCAACATGGCATGAATAATGTCCAAGGCTTTATGTAATGCAGCATCCTTATGCATGCCTCCACCAGCCTTAGCAGTGCCACCACGCTTGAAACCACCGTCAGAACTTTGCTGGTCTGGCGAGGTAATGGAGCGATCAAGGCGCTGCGTAAGAAGATTGGCACCGTACTCATCTCCGCTACTTTGGAGACGCTGTGCTTCTCTACCCATTTCTTGACGACTCATACCCGCATAGGGATCTTGCGGTTTGAGGCGCTCAAGAATAGACGAAAACAAAGATTGATTGCCTTGTTCGGTAGCGGGAGTAAGTTCGACAGGTCGTTTAGGAGGCACCGGCATATCACGCGCAGTGGTCGTCGTAGTAGCGGGGCGAGCCGGGGCTCTCTCATCATCTGTACGAGCGGCAGATGACCACATACTCTTCACGCCAAGAGTTGCAGGAAAAGATCTGAATGGGGTGCCAAGGGCGGTAGACCGATCCCATGAAGTGCCGGGCGTATAAGCGCCACCACGAAAACCCAAGATGCCTGAGCCGCTAGTGCTTGCCATCGACGGAAGAGATGAGCGAGCCATGCCTCCTGCCGGAAGATCTGGCGCACCGTTCTGAGACTGGGGGGCTCCCTGAACAAGAGCGCCACCGGGAGTTGCGCCAACCAATTCCTGCGGCGGCTCCTCTAACTCGGAAGCCGGTGTCACCGACTCGCCGGGGCCTGCCCGCATGGGCTCAGACAATCTAGCGCGTAAAATGCTCTTGGCTTGCTCGGTGACAGGCTGATAGGTCCCATTTGAACTAGCCCTCTGATCATAACGATAAGACTGCCTGCCTTCTGGGATCGGCTCATTCGCAGACAGATCCAAAGCCTCTCGTGCAGCAGCATTCCTTGATGCCGTGAGCGCCGCATCAATCATCCCACTGTCGAGGTTAGTGCTTTCATCAGGCATCCCGCGAATGGCTTCTGCAATTGCACCAGCCTCTTCAGGGCGAATCGCAGAAACGCCGGTCATGCCCGAAACGTCATACGGACGGCGCAGGCGCTCATAAGACGCAATGGCTTCCGGCGAGGCGTTTGGCCCCGGACGAACCGCACCGCGCTTCATCTTCTCATCAAAGAGAGCAGTGCGCCGGGCACGATCTTCTTCAGCAGCCCGCTGTTCTTGAGCGGCGCGAAGTTCGGATTGAGGAATGCGATTGCGCTGTAATTCAGCCTCGCCTTTTGCTCGATCTTCTGGGTTTAAAGACGTAGCTAACGCACCTGCACCAAGCATGCGCTGGGTACTACCGCGACGAGGTGTTTCAGAGATTACAGGTGCCTTTGATAAAACTTGGTTGGCAAACGAACGCCAATCTGCTGCTTCTTGACGTTCACGAAGTTGGGCCAGCACTTCTTCTTCACTAAGGCCAGACTGCGCCAAATAATTGGACGCAGCGTCCAAAGCTTTTGCGCGGGCCTCATTAGGAGGCATTTGCTGCCTGACATAATAGTCAAAGAAATGATTAGCTAGAGATGTTGCAGCCATCACTCACCTCCAACGGGGCGGGGCATCTGCAAGCCACGCATCCCGATCTCTTCCTGACGATCAATGTCCTGCATGGCAGGCTGAATAAGCGGTTCTACAAGCCCCGCGCTTTCGGGATGCACTGAAAGGTTTTGGGCAAGATCCACAAGCTGAATACGTTCGCGGGATACACGATCCGCAGCCTTGCTATGCAGTTCCTGCTCAGACAGGTTCAGATCGTTCTGGGCTTTGATCATTTCGATCTTGGCCTTCATCAGATCAGCTTGCCCTTTCAGTTCAGCAGCATGCGCCTTGGTCTGCGAATCCATCATCGCAGCCTGAGCCTTCATCTGGTTCGTCTGCATCATCGCCTGCGCCTGTATCAGTTCCGGCGGCGGCCTTTGCTGCGCGTTCTGCGGCGCAAGGAACTGTTCTGGATTGCTCCAACCAATGGCTTTCAGTGCAGCCGTATCAATGGCGATCGGATCGTACATTGAGGGGCTTGCAGACTGTAGCTGCTTCAACGCCATGATCTTCATCAGGCGCTGTGTATGGCTCGACGTATTCGGGTCAGCTTGCGGAATCAGTTCGCAGTCGTTGAGCGCCTGCACAAAAGTCTGCTCGCTCCATGGGTACGAAGGTTTGCCCTTGCGCTGCCAGAAGCTCTCGGGGTTCTCCTTGAAGCAACGCGCCAAAAGCTGAAACTCTTCCGCCTGTGCGCTGTGCATACGCTTGTGGACAGCGTTCAGGATCTTCGTGGCCTGCTCAATCATGGCGAGGGTAGTGCCTACAGGGGCGTCCGCTCGACCCTCCCCTACAGCCATCTCTGCCGTTCCTCCGACACGCGCGCCGGTCTGCGCCATGTTATCGGCAAGGTTCATCAAGCCACCGCCGACATCTTTATACGGAAGCGGCATAATCGCCTGATTGATCGGAAGGCCCCCAGTCTTGACCAAAGCCCCGCCGCCGGGAGGAACACGAAAAATGTTGGTGTTCTGACGCGCTCCTGTGTCAGCCATGAGGAAGCCGGGGAAGTTCGCGTACATGCCCGCATCAAGCATCTCGCGCCACGCAGCCGTCAGAGCGTTAGTGGTATTCCCGAGGATGTGCAGGAGACCTAGGTCATAAAAACCCATGCCCGGCACAAACGTGTACTTCACGAAGTTTTGGCGAGCGGTAGGAAGTTCCGCATCATCTTCGTCATAGTTGCGGACTATCGACAAGATCTCTTTGGTCGAGACATCAATGGTCACACGGTAAGGAATTTCCAAGCCGGATTCCTTGCCCTTGTACTTATGTTCAAAGCCGCCGATGTCGAGTTCACAATAGCATTCGTAAATCTCGCGATCGCGATCTTCGGGATTGAATGTTTCTTGAGTGATGCCCTGCTGAGCATTCTTCTCGCGCTGCACACTATCAAGATCAACAGCCTTTGGCGTTGAAAGATCCACATCTCGATAGACGCCAAGGATCTGCAATCGCTTGACGGTCGAGGGGCGCATCGTTGTGCGATGCGTCACGCGCTTAGCATTGCGCAAATCAGTCGCACCGTTGTTGACGATTAGATCATCGGCATCAACGCTCTCGCTCACAGGCCTATTGCGCAGAGGGCAGAAGTAAACCTTCTTGAAGGCAGACCCACCAAAACCAAGCATCAGCAGCATGCGATCCGTATCGGGATAATACTCGCTCGCCACTGCCGTCAGGTAATGGTTCAAATCCTTTTCAAGCGCATTGCCAAGAGCGTCTTGCTCGATTGTAGACGCCACGGAATCGTTGCGGATCTTCACGGGGCCATCGGTAGGCAGCATTTCGCTGCGAGCATTAGCTTGAAACCGCAGAACCGCCTCCAACAAAAGCGGATGGCGGATCTTGCTCATGCCTTCTACAGGAGCGCCATCAGTCGCCCCCTGCAAGCCCGGTATTTCAATCTTGAGGCCAAGCAGTTTGATGCCCTGCGCACGATCCTCGATCCACTCTCTGCGGCTCTCAATGTCGTCGCGGATGCCGCGCATCAATTCATCAGAAATTTTTGTAAGTTCGCCCTCGTCGATGTCTTCAACAAGGTTGCGGAACCACTCTTTAGCGCGCTCGGCTTCAGTTTCCTCGTCGCCGCCAATGCCCTTCCCATTTAGGGAAATCGAAATCGAACCATCAGGATGCTCAATGCGAAGGATGTTGCCTTTGTCATCGGTGTCAACCGAGGGCTTGTCCTCGTCAATGTGGACTTCAATGTCGTCATCATTGGACGCGATGCTGGGCATCTCCGGGGCGAGTTGACGAATGTTGGGCACTAGCCCCGGCGTCATAGGCATTGGTTATCCCTTTGAAAGATCAAGCTTTTCCATCTCGGCGACGAAACGCTGAATGCCTTCTTGAGCGGCTATTGTATCGGATTTCGCTAAGATTTCATAGACGCGCACATAATCATATGG